CCCCCGCCACGGGGCTCTGGCCCAACACCACGGTGGCACCCTGCACCAGCAACTCATCTGCGGCCGGGTTCGGATGCTTCGGCCGATTGTCGAGAGCCCGCGCCTCGTTCGGCGTAAGCTGAGCCGTCTGAATGGCCCGCGCGATGGCTTCGATCCGAGACTTGAGATCGCCGCGCATCAGACCGTCGAGGTTGTGCTCGACATAGCGATTGCCGTTGAATCGGCCGAACAGCTTGAGGTTCATCTCACCTTCCAGCGCCTTGGCCCATTGGCCGATCAGGTGCTTGACGAGGTTGATATCCTGCTGCTCGACGTTGTTGAGCGTGCCTTTCGACAGATCATGAAGAAACACCGGCGGAAGCTGCCAGATGCGGGCAAATTCCTGAATCTGGAATAGCCGCGCGCCGGTCATCTGACCCTTTTCAGGATCGAGACCGATCGGCGCCAGCTTGTGGCCGGGAGGGATTGGCACGATCGGCTTGCCGCCCGTGCGCGCTTGGTCGATAGCGCGCTGAACGTCGCCCATGGCACGCTCCAGCGCCGGCGCGCCCTGCGGTATCGGTCCCTCAAGCGACAACGGCGGGACGCCACCACCGGCGAAGAACGTGCTGCCGTAGTCGTTCATCGCCAGCGCAAGCTGGATCGCTTTTGCCGCCAGCTTGATCGGTCCATAGTGACTGGTCTGGTCAGCCTTCAGCATGAACGGCACGTCGATGACGTCGGCGGCCGGATAATCCTTCCCGTCGTACTTGTACGTGAGTTCGAAGCCCCGGCGCCGGATGGTCACCTTTCGCGGGTCCATCGGCCACAGCGCTTCGATCACGGCGCCGTTGCGCTCGATCCATGCGAGGCCGCGACCTCCGGTGAACACCTGCTGCCAGAAATACTGACGAAACTTGAACGTATCCATGAGATCATTCGGATTCTCATGGATGGTGACGGCCGTCTTGCCGGTTAGCCGCACTGGCCCATCTTTCGTTCCGCGATAGGCGTGAAGCGGCACCGCAGCCAGCGTTCGCGACAGGAAGGCCACGGCGCAAGCAACTGCCGGGACGGTCAACGCGCTATCGGGCGTGACGTTCGGCAGCCGCACCGAATCCATTCCGAAGAACGCCATGAACTCGGCCGTCTGCGATACCGGAACGCCGGGGTTTTCGATGCTTCCCGAGCGCGTCTCCACCGGTGAGCGGCTGATTTCTATCCCGAGCTTCATGCGCCCACCAAACTGAAATTCGGATCATCCCAAGGGGATGTCTGCGGAAGTTGCGGCTCCGGATTGCGGCTCATCACCGTCACCGCATCGAACAGCGCCATCACCGGGTCGATCTTTCCGTCACCAGCGTTCTGCTTCGTCGCGCGAATGGCCGTGGCCGTTGGTTCTATCTTCAGGTTCGAGACGCACCACGCCATCAGCTTCGATTCGCTATGCCGCAGCGTTCCGTTGGCCAGCTTGCGCTCGGCCGTCTTGATCGCGTTCATCATGGCGTAGCCCTGAGGCGCGCCGATGAGGTTGTTTGCTTCTTGCGTCACGCCGATCTCGGCCAACGCTTCGATCATCTCGCCAAGGCCGGCAGGATCTACCGCAACACAGGCGAGAAGTCCGCGCTTGTTGATGTCATCGATGATCTCGACGATGGCTGAAATATCATCCAGTTCGTCGTCGACGATGGTCAATTCCTCGGCGCGTGCGAAGTCTTCCAGCTTTGCCGAAATCGACTTGCGCCGCTTGAGCACTCCCCGGTGGCACCACGCGTGCGTCCATGCCAGCCAATCGCGCGTTTCCCTCTTCCGTCCGACCACAGCCAAGCCGAACAGATCGTCGAGACCGCCACCGTCGATGCCGACCACCACGACTTCGGACTGTGCGAGCAGTCCCTCGAGTGTCAGGCCCGGCTCCACGCGGAGCGGCCAGAAGTCGGCGCCGGGCCAGCGGTTGGCCCGCAGATTCATACCGATCTCGACGTTCAGGTGCTTGGCTAGAAACGTCTGGATCGTATCGCCTTCCTCGTCTTCACCGGATCGAACTCGAGCCAGCTTGCGAACCAGCCATTCTTTGCGGACCGATCGACCCATGTTGGGGTTGGTGACGTAGAAGTTCTCAGACTTCAGGTAATCCTTGCTCTGGATCATCGCCTGCGGAAATTCGTACAGCACCGGCAGACTGCGCGGATCGTCGATCTTCCCGTCGCGAACGTCACGAAAGTAGTCCAGCTTCTCCTTAAACACACCGGCGGGCGGCGTGTCCGATTGCGTCGAAATGTAGATGACGAAGCCCTCCGGCCTCGAGATCAGTCCACCGGTGGCCTCCTGCAACATGGCCGAGGCGTTCGATTTCTTGCCGAACAGCCACAACTCCTCGATCAGGATAAACCCCGACTTCTTGCCCGCGGACGTCGTCGAATCCGCCGAAACCACCTTCAACACCGCATTGGTCCGGCGGTGCGTGATCTGCTTCGTATTGCGATTGACGTGCAGCAGGTCCCGCAACTCATCGTCCACGTCGACCATATCGGCCGCCGGGTTGAACGAGTTTCCCGCCACTTCTTGCGTTGGTGCCAGGATCGTCAGTTCCTGCGACTGCCTCCAGTTTCGGATCAGCGCGGTCAGCATGATGCCGGCCGCAAGGGTGCTCTTGATGTTCTTTTTGCTGATCAGCAGGAAGAACTCCTCGATCAGCCGCTGGCCTGCCTCGGCGTCGTAGCTGCCGAATACAGCCCTGACGAAATCGAAGACGTACTCCTCGCACGCTTCCCCAAACGTTGGCTGGCCCGCGACGTCGACGATGCGCAGCGACTTGAAGACGTTCAGCGCCGCCTCAGCCTCGTCCGGGAAGAGCGGATCGAACGGGATCAGCGATCGCCGCTCGACAATTCGGCTCTCCCAATCCGGGCAAGCCGTCGTCCAAGCAGGCATCACCGATTATCGACCACCAACTTCGGCGGGCTCGGCGGAGCGAACTTGCCTCCGACATTCGCCGCGGCCAGCTTCTGCTCCTCTTTCTTGCCGAGCTTGGGCTGCTTCTTCTCGCGGCCCTTCAATGCTTCGGCCGCACCGCTCACCCGCCCCATCTCCTCGAGCTTCTTCTGCGCCGCCACGTTGCCGCCCCGAGCCGACTTGAACAGCATCCCGATGACCTCCTTGCGGCGCTGGGCATGGCCGTCCGCCAGTTCGTCGACGAAGTGCTTGCGCAGCGTATCCGGGTCGATCGACAACGCACGGGCGATTGTCGCGTCGCTCTCACCGCAGAACCTCATCTGCTCGACGGTCTGCCGATCCTCCAGCGTCGGGCGATAGGCAGGTCGGCCTCGCTTGCCCGGAGGCGTCCGATTTTCGGTCATGTCAGAAAATCACCAGAAATTCCGGATCGAAGAAAAAAATCTGTCAGTGAGGGGGGCGCGGGTCTAGCGTGACAACCTTCCAGACTTTGACCCTCCCCCTCCCTTCAGGCCGCCATAGCTGGCCCGGGGATGCTGCATGGCATCATCCGGACCGTTCTCGTACTCCTCACGTCGCGAACTTCGCAGGTCAGGGCAGAGATCGGGTCCGGGGCGATGTCTTCACTTTCAAGGACCAGACGGACCACGCCCGAACTTGGCGAGGCACCTGATCCGACAATGCGATAGGTCGATGGCAGCAGACCGATCACCTGAACTAGGATTCCGTGTTCAATGTCGATGTAGGCTTGGCCATTACGGCTCATAACGTCGCTCCTGGCTCTGTTTCACCTTGTCGTGGCATGGCTTGCAGAGGCACTGCAGGTTGCCCTCGTCCCAGAACATGGCCTCGTCGCCTCGGTGTGGGATGACGTGGTCGGCCACCAGCTTGGAGGTGTCCGGCTCGATCCGGCCGCACATCTGACAGGCGAACAGGTCGCGGACGAGCACCTTCCAACGAAGACGCTGCCAGCGTGATGTCTTGTACCAGGCGCGCCATGGCTGGGCGGCGTCCCGGTGTAGCGAGCGCTCCCGCTCATTGCCGGGGTGATACCCGAGCCGAGGCGGTAGCTTCGACACCAGAGGTTTGATGGTCTTGAGCCGGGGCCTCGCCGGCATCAGCAAGCTTTCAAGATGGTGCACCACAACCAGACTGACTGAGGCTCTCCGGCAGTCGCCAAGCCATAGGAAGCGAGGCCAGCGACGATGAGCACCATCGCACCGAGCAGGAAGCGAGACATCAACAACACCCTCGATACGAAAGGCTAACTTTCTTGACGCTTCGCGCCCCGGCTAGACTGGCGCCGGTAGCGTCTTACTCCAATCCGGCGGGTGCCTGTGACGCGGGGCATTCCCCGAGAAAGGAGGTGTGTCAGCAATGGCCAAGACTACCAAAATAGGTCGATCCGCCGTGAACGGGCGATTCACCAAGGTCTCAACCGCCAAGGCGAAGCCCAAAACTCACGTCGTTGAGACAATCAAAAAGCCGTCTAAGTAACGACTTCCGGGTAGCAGTTAAGGCTGCTGCCCGGTTTCATTGAGGAGCGGCAATGGTTGAGATTCTAATTCCATTTGCGAGCACGATCGTGGGCGGCGCCATCAGCGCCACGGTGGCATTCGTACTCGCAAAACAAAGCAATGCGGCGATTGAAGCGCGCGAATTGAAACAACGCAAGCGGAACCAGAAAAGCGCCCTCCTAAGGCTTCAAACCAGAGCAAGCATTCTAGCCAGCGACGTCGCCAGCACGATGAGAGTAATCGACAACATGCTCGCGGAAGCGAACGCTGCCGGCCGCACCGGCTGGCCGAAACACGCTCGGATAACATCGATCGTTGGATCGTTCGAAACTATCGAATTCCCAATCGAAGAACTTGAGCCTCTTGTAGAGGCGAAGGAGTTCGATCTCGTCCATGGCCTGGTGGAAATCAGCATGCGCCACAAGGAATTTTCAACCGCCATATCCACTTACAGCCGAATGCGGCTCGATTTGAAAGATAAGGTTACGATTTCCAGCGCCTCCGGCCATGTCCTTTCAGCAGAATTGAGTAAAGCCCAGCTACAGCAGCTCCAACCCTATCTAATCGAACTCGAAACTCTCATTGACCAAGCAATGTCCATGGGGCGCGATATCGAAAAGCGAGCCAACTCACTGGTCGAACAAATAGGACCTGCTGCCCGCAAGTTCCTGACCGATAACACGTTCCCCAACGTGACAATTGACGACCCGCATCTAAGGTCGGCTCATCCCTAGCGCCTTCCGCCGCTTCGCTTCCCTGGCAGCCTGCTTCTGAGCCCATGAGAAGTCGCGAAGATCGGGACGATCCTCGGTCGCTTCGTCGTCTTTCCAGTGTGTTCGGGAAACCGGCGGAGCGTTGTCGCTTTCACGCCCGATGATGCCACAGACTATCTTCGATCTATGGGGTTCGTGTCCAACCCATTTATCGTCCGGAAAGCGCAAGGGTACCGTCGCGTTACGAAAATCGCGCTCCAAACGCGCCCAGAGTTTGTTCAGGCGGTCATAGGCCGTGCTGCGCGCAATGCCCTTGCTCCGGAGCGCCGCGCTGAAATCGCGATCAGCGGCCGTGCAAAACGCCCACAGCCACGCCAAACGTCGACGCGCCTCATCGTGGATGTGATCGGCCGTCCAGGTCAAGACTTCCTCGTGCCGTGACACGGCGCCGGCGGACGGCGCGAGCCGAGCGTTTGCCCAGAACTGCTCGCGGTGTTCGGATAGCCGCCTGCCGCCCCAGCCGTTCATGTCAGCGACGCTGTACTTGAACTCCGGCCACCATCCCGACGCGACGGATGGGGAGATGCGCGCCGCCGGCAGCCGCCGCTCAGTATCGGCCGCTTCGACAAAACGCGCCTTGATCAGATCAGCGGTCCAAATCACAGCAGTCTCCCTTGCTCGGCGTCGGCGAAGATCGGCCGCAGCAGTTCATGTAGGATGGTCGAAGCGGCGTGCCGACGGGGTGTCGCTCCACCGCAGGCCCTCGCCCTGTCCCAGACTTCGTTGAGGTCGATCCGGTCGAATGCTTCCAGCCATTTCGATCCGGTGTCGGCCCATTCCGGGTTGGCAATAACCCGATCCGATATCGCCCAGATCAGCGGGCCATAGAGCGCGTTACGGTTGTTCTCCGACTCGACGATGGTGACCAGCACGAAACGAAGGTGCGCCTCCCCACGGGCCGCTAAAACGTCCTGCATGGCCCCTGCGGCGTGGGTCTGGGCTTGCCCGGGCCTCTTCCGCACATGCGTCGGTAGAAGCTCGATCGGAGGATCCATCTCCGCACAGATGCGCCGCAGGTCGGAGACCAGAGGCTGGCGATCTCCGGCGCGCGTCATCGCGGCGTCACCTCCACAATCATGAAGCCGGCGTCAAGCAACGCTCCGATCGCTTCGTCGGCCTCATCGTAAAAGTCGATCTCCGGCAGATCATGCCCATAGTCGCCCTTGAGCCGCTCCTGCATCGCCTTGGCAAGAACCTGGCGTGGCGTAAGGCCTTTCGCGTCAGACGCCTTCGCGCGACACGGGCACTCATCGGCATGGACGTGATGATCATCCGCGAGATCGATCCCGCATCCGGGACATTCGAAGAAAAAGCCATGCGCGCTGCGATGGGGATAGACGCCCTTGAGGGTCATGCCGTCACCGCCTCTCTGCACCCATAGGCGCAATCGGCGCAGGAACGCGACTTGCGGTCGCCTTGGTATTTCTCGTCGCAGCCGGAGCAGCGCAGCAGAAAGCGCCCAGGAATCCAGCCATTCAGTTTCGGGCGGCCGTCAGTCTTGCCGCTATCCACCACCGGCGGCCGCTGCTGGCTGATCGCAATCGGATTTACCGGTCGATGCGTGATGTTCTCGATCAACTTGCCGGAGGCTGTTTTGAGATCGCCGGAATCCTTCGGGACCATGTAGCCCGACATCGGAAGACCGCGGCGTTTCTCGATTGCCGCGGGACTACCCGGTTGAACGCTCGCAGCTTTTTCTTGTCCGGACACCGCCGTGTTAATTTTTTCGTCCCGAATTGAGGGCGATGGCGCAGCGTTCCGGTGGTTACTTGACGATGCAGACCTTGTACTTGGTGAGTTATCGCTATTTTGATAACTCTTTGTCGCGCGACGGTTTTTGAACCACGTAATCGCCAGCGCCTTCCACAGTGGCGTGGTCGGATGCGCGGCGCGAAACACATTCGCCTCGCTGTAAGCCTTCCGGCCCATGCCGCTGATCGTCGTCACCAGCGTGGCATCGCTGATCTGCCCCTGATACTCGCCGCCGTACAGCAGCAGGTCGATGGCCTTGATCTCGATTTGGGTCAGAGGCGCGATCTTGGCATCCACCGCGACCTTGAGCACCCTGATGGCGCCAACCTTCTCCCGGCCGCGGATCACGCTTCCGATGGCCGCGATCGCCATGGTCTCGCCCGGCCGCGGGTCTTTCGACGGCGCGCGCAGCGTGCGGACGCCGGCAGCGGCGCAGACCGCCTCAATGGCGACGGCTTCGGCGTCGCCGGCAGCGATAGCCGCGACGTGGATCTGTGCGGTGGTGACCGCGACGCGGTCCTTGTTGTGGCCGATGAACGCCGCGGCACGCTCGGCGCGAATCGGGGCTTCAACAATCATGATCGGAATTTTCACGATGTCGGGGTGCGTTGCGGCCGCAATTGCCGTGTGCTGCCCGTCAATCAGCTCGAGCCCGGCATCGGTCATCACCGCCACCGGCGCCTTGAACTTGGCCCAATCCCAGCCGGCGACAATCTTGCGGACCAGCTTCATGCTGCGCTCGCTGCTGTCGCGCTGATAGCCCTCGTCGACCAGCAACGTGCGAGGGTCGACGTCCTCGAAAATCGGATACGCGCGCGGCGTGCCGCCGGGTGTGACGCCGGGGATGGCGATGGGCTCAATGGGGCGATGGGTCATCAGTCCATCCCGTCATTCGCCTTCTGCGGATCAATTAGCGATGCTACTTTGTCTTCGAAATCCTTTGAATCCCGAAGCTCAGATTGTAGCTTGAGCAGGCTGGGTCCCTTCAGTTTGGCACAACATTGTTTAGAACCGACATCGTAAATGCGGCCATCGATCGCATCTATCTTCAATCCCTTTTCGTAGTCGTGACCGTGGAGTGCGGATGGCCAGTTGTCGGCGTCAGTCTTATGAAACTGCCAGACATAGCCGTCTCTCTTGATGGTCTTTTCGTTGAGCGATCGAGGAACTTCAAAGCTTTCGGCTATATCCGTCGGTTCGGTTGTTAACGTCAGCAATGGTTCGGATTGCCGATTTTCGGGGAGCTTGGCTAAAGCGTCTGCAAAAACCGCCATTGGCACGATTGCATCATCAGGAACTCCTTCGATCTCCAGGTTCAATCGAAGCTTCATTCGACCTTCCTCAACAACCAATTCCCCCGCCGATTTTCCGCGATAAAAAAGCTTACCAGTTGCTGCATCCCATGAAATCGACATCGTCGGCCCTCTATCAAGATTTAAGAACAACAACCCACTATCCGCACTGATCGAGTAAACATCATGGGAAACCCTTCACAGCCCAGTCGGTGATCTGATCCGCGCATGCCCACGGATCGCGGTAAATCTCCGCGCCTGTGAACCGCATTACACCGAAGTCGCGGAGTTGAAATGCGCGGTCTCGTGACCGGTCTCGCTCCGCTTGTTGTTTTGTTCGCTCGTGGAAGTCGTGACCATCGCATTCGACGATCAATGGCTTCCAGCCCTTGCGGCCACCATGCCGTGCAAAATCGTAGGCATGGACGAGGAAATCGACTCTCCACCCGTCCAACTGAGCCTGCGATCGAACGATGAGCGACGGCACGGCAAGCAATGCAGGATCCTGCTTCGCCGAGGCTTCCTCGTCCTCCGTCTTTGCCACGCGCATGAGCATATATTCTGAGCCTTCAAGCCGGATGAGTGTGTACAACGCGGCATAGAGTAATTGCTCAATGGGTGTTTCGCCCAAGGGCTCCTCAAACGCGTCATCCACGACAACGGCAGAATGCAGCGCTGCGGCTCGTTTCAAATTCGCAATAGCCCTCTCATCGATCATGGTTACCCCTTCTTGCCAAATCCCTTTGCCTGACCGGTCATG